AAAAGCACTTAGATTTTTCTAGGTGCTTTGATAATTGTTGGTTATTTTTTTTACCCAAAACCGTGTGAAAATTTATCTGGCAATTTTTTGCCAAGTTTGATGCTTTTAATTAAAGTATCTTTTACAAACGAAGCAAACTCTTCCAAATCGTCGCCTGTATAACTGTAATTCAAGGTGTTTTTATCCACTGTAGCAATGCCTTCACACTCTCCACTCACTGCAGAATATTGTCGCAGAGTGGCGTCGTCTTCAATCCTGCTCAAAGTAATAATCTGTTTATCAATCTTCGCCATTTTCACTTGCCTCCTGATAATTAAATTTTATGTTAGCTTTTTTATGAGCTTCATCATAATCCATTTTTTTATGATTCATGTAGTACGACTCAAGACTCTCGTGTTGTAGCATTATTATATCACTCTCTTTTGGGTTGCCCGTGTATAACCTTTGGAAACTTTGAGCCATATCATAATGTGGATAAAAGTTCATCATTCTTTCTTCAAAGGCTTCATAATCCCACAATAAATACTTATTGTCTAGGATGTGTTCTAATGCTTTTAACACTGTTGAATATGGTAGTTTACTGCTTTTTACCATTTTTTTCACAACGTCTGCTCTGTTCGAATTTCTCAACTGATTGTAGTATCTTACTGCAAAGTCATTCTTTTGTTTCTCTACGTCTCCACGAGCAGCGCTTATTGAACCGCTAGAGACTAAAGAATCCAACTTATCCATACCCTGATTATACATCTTTTCCCCGTCTTTCGCAACATACTTGTTGTTCAAAGCTTTATAATCCGTATCATCACGTATTCCATAGCGCTTTGAATCTTTCCTAAAATGCGGTACTGTCGTACATCGACAGTTAGGATGAAACGGTGGTGCGTTCAATGCTGGAACCAACTCAGATACTTTAAATATCTTCCCATTGAACGGTTGGCAAATCTGACACGCTTTTAATTCTGTCATGATTTCATATTCTTCGACACCATTAGCCTCATAGTTAGTTTTCTGTGCTTCTGAATAAACCCTTGCTGACTCTGTAACTGCCAACCGTCTAGCGTAGCCATACGAAACATCAAACTCTTTCCTAAGGTTGTTAATCAGAACATTTGTGCCTTTGCCTCTCAAAACGGTATCAGTAACACCTTTCTTGACGATATCTCTTAGTTCGTTCTGTCTCGTCCAGATATTAGTAGACCAGTTAGAGCCGTAGAAATTAGCGTACACAATAGAGTCAGCAGATACTTTTGAGGCTTCGAAACTACCTAGAGTCATATTCAATACACCAGCACTAAACAGATTTTCACGTCTGATTGATTCAGTCAAGTGCTTATCAATGATTTCAAACTCACTCAAAGCCAAATCATATTGATGAAGTTTGATATTTGCTTGCAATACTTCAAGACGACTTGTTTTCATCTTCAAGTTATAGAGTTTCATCAAGTCGTTTTCTGCCTTCGTGAAATCTTTGCTCGTCACTTTCTGGCCACGTTCCCTCAAACGATTAGCACGCTCAACTAACTGCTTAGCTTTAAACTCAACATTAACCATGTCAAGCCTATCAGCTCTCTGTTTAGCTTCTAGCTTCGTGATACCTTCTTTATCAGCATACCTTTGCCAAAAACTATCTATTTCCTTTTGAATCTCATTAGCGTGTTGCTGATAGACACCGTGCAGTTGATAAGCTACTCTCTTATCTGCTAGTTCTCTAGCCTTTTCTTCGGCACGATACCTATCTTCCCAATACTTACTGGTCAACATCTGCTATAACTTTCTGACTTTCATCGATTTCAGCATCTGAGTAGATTTTTTGTTTTTCCAAGCGTGTTTCGAGGTCGCCCATCGCTTCCTCTTCTTTTTCCATTCTTTTGATTTCTTTCTGTGGATCATCGATGATAGATAGGACAGATAGCTTGGTTTCTTCAGATACTTGTCCAGACAATTGTCCGACAATCTGTGCCTCTTCAAGAATGTTTCTTGGTACATTTCTAGTAAATGTATAAGTCAAACCTGCCCAAGCTTCCTCGTAGACAGTTGTCAAAGGCACGCTAAACACAATCTGATACAAACGATTAAACGCTGACTGGAGTTTTCTGTCTTTCATTCGGGCAAGATTGTCCATTGCTTGCAGTTTAAAAGCAAGAGCAGTACCAGATGAATTTCCAAACTCAGATTCAGACATATTAGCGACCATGGAAATGGCAAAGATAGACTCTTTCAGCAAGCTGATAAGGTTCTCTTGAGTCGTATCTGAACTTGGTTTTTCTAAGAAATTAACCTCAGGCAACGGTCCGTCACCATTTTTCCAAAGATTGAAAATCCTGTTCTCTCTGATTTGGCTAGCATCTTCTTCCTGTAATTCAACGCCAAGTACCTTCAAATAAGCATCTGCGAAATAATCTACATCATTCGCTTTCTCGCTTGCAGCCTTATTCAAAGCGTTAATCAAAGTCTTGACGCTTTCGAAAATACTCTGGCGTTCTTCATTCTCAATCACTTCAACAACTGGAATAGAATTATAGATGTGTTGATTGCGTTCACCAAACCTTACTGAACCACCAGTTGAAAATGTAACGTCAATCACTTCATCATTCGTGATAACTTGTCCGACACCTGTTTGGCTATTCTCGTTAAACGTGTACCTTACTGCGAATAATGGACGCTCTTCAATGCTATTATCGTGTACGATAAGCATATTGATTGGACTGTTATAGGTCGCTCTAGTATGCTTGTATTCATCTTGATAGACGTAGATAAACGCATGGCCGAACACGCTAGACATCTTAGCAAGCTCAAACTCTGAATCTTCCATGTCATTAATCTTACGAAAATCAGCAACAAACTCATTCACGTTTTCATCTTCATGCTTGATTTTAACTGGCACTCCAATTTGATAACCTGTGAACGTGTCGACAATGTACTTGGCGTAATTAAAAACCAGTCTATTGTCAGGCTTCCAGCTAGCTTTTTTAGTCATCTTCAAAACTTCATGTTGCGAAAGGTACATATCCTCGCTTTCAACATAATTATTGACCAACTTGCTCATGTGAAGCCTAATCGCTTCAGTAACGATTTCTTCAGTCACTTCATCGCTTGTTGTCGTAATGACTTTGCGTTTATTAACAAAAACTTTTGCCATTTTTAAAAACCTCCTTTGAATAGTTTGATTTTTGTTTTATATATCCTATCTTGCAAAGCGTATCTAATCGCATCGATGCAGTGGTTGTAGCTATCAACCGGCTCGTTGATGTACTCATTAGTTTTTTTGTCTTTCTTCCAAGTGTAATTTTCCAGTTCTTCAATCAGCTTCACGCATCGTTCATCAACTACCCAGTCGTACTGTAAGAGATACTGAATCCCTTGCATAACCGATCCAGGACCTTTCTGCACATCAATAACCCGAGGGATTCCAAGATTTCGCAATTCTTGGTTCGATTTCTTTTCAGCCGAGTCTGCTCTAATTTGCTCTTTTGCATACCCAAGGGCCTTGATACTTTCTGCAATCTTGTCATTTGTTAAACCTTTTCTTACAAATTCCTCGACGACGTATAATCGCTTGTTGACATCGTCTATCCTTACATGAAGCAAAGCTGACGGGTCGTTGATGAATCCATAGTCAAGACCAAAATAAGCCGGCAGATGCTCCCATTCGCTTTTATTCAGTAACCGCTTCTCGTATTTCGGAAAGACTAGCTTGTCCAGAGTTGCAAACTCACCCAGAGCGTAAATCTTGTAGTACGCTTCGTTTCTGTTAGCCAGTTCCTCGATATTCTCAATTGTGACCTTGTCTAAAAAACGATTATCTTTGTAGGATGTGTGATAAACAACCGTATTTTTTGGTTTCTTTACAAAGAATGCGTTATACGTCCAGTTTACTTTCGATACCGGGTTAAACATCAAGAATATTTGCTTATTTAAGTGTTTCTTATCCCTTAAACGCAAAGTCAACTGCGTGTAGTCATCTAATGTGAACTCAGAGGCTTCTTCCATGACCACATCAGACACACCCTTGATTGACTTTATTTTCTCTGGGTTGTCCAGCCCTTTGAAGATGAACTGTGCGCCGTTTGGCAGCTCAATCCGATAAGCCGAATTGTTGACCTTGCACTTATCAAGTAAGCTCCAGGAATCTAAGCACTGTTTCACATCCTCAAAGATTGAATCGTGAACTGTAGATCCGACCTTTCTCAAAAAGAGAATTTTACGTGGGTACTTCCAATCTTGACAAGCCTTGTATACTACCTTCTGAATTACACCGTGACTTTTTCCTGATGAAGCCCCGCCGTAGTGAACTTCAGTAAAAATAGAATAGTCATTGAGCTTGTCATAGATATGCTTATTAAAAACTCTGCTAGGATATTGAATGACAATATTGATTTTTGGTCTAGTCTTCGTCAGCATCCCAATCACCTACCTTAATTTCGATAGTTCGTTGAGTGATATCAATGTTGTTTTGATACATACCTAACGTCTTAGCGTACTTGTCCGATGCTGACAACATCACGGATAAATCAGGGGGGACTTCCTTGACCGACTGATAACCTTCCCCATCACCAACAAGTTTGACATCTTTGATTTCGCGTCTGATAATTTTTGCCCAAAACTGCTGAATGTCCACAGAATTTAGCAAAGAAAGCTCCGCCCTGCGCTCGTCAAAGGCGTTTTTAAGCTTTTCAACGACTGGTGGAATGTGTCCATAAATGTCCATATTCGAAAGCATGTTGTTTGCTTGTTTACGAGCTGTTTTCTCGCTAAAACCAGCTTCTTTAGCTGCTTGTGTAGCATTCTGAAACCCGTTAGCCATGTAATTGAATACGAAAGACTTCTGCCTGCTCCGAGAGGCTGCCCAATCTGACATCAAATCATTGGCTACTGTTTTCAATTCTTCAATCGCTATTTTTTCGCGTTCATTCATGCCCCCCTCCTTTCGACAAAACAAAAAGAGCCAGATATCAACTACCTAACTCTTAATTCTTGATGATACTATAATAGCACGATTGTTAGACCAGTGCGCTTCAACCTAGTTCACATTAGTTCACATTAGTT